GGTTGCGGGGTGTCTGTTGGCTCGATCACATCCAGGTATTCTGCAACGCGGCAGTCGTTGACTAAATGCGCGGCGAAATCGTCTGACACGTTGATGATGTCGCCGGTTTCTAGCGCTCCGTGGGTGGCCGTGATGGCAGTGCCTAAAATTTTGACTCTGGGCATGAGGTAACCTATTTAAAAATGGTGGCCCATCCGTGGGCCGGTGAGGATTGCCGGGTAAATTAAGCCGGTGTCAAATCGCCATAACGGACGGCGGCGGGACGTTCGACAGCCAGCGCACAGCGGCGGGACGCCAATACCGTTACCAATTGCTTGGTAAAGTTGTCGTCGTCTGAGTCGCTCAGCTGGATCATGACGTTTTCACGGTTGTAGAATGTCGCAGCCTGGGCCAAGCTGGCTACCATGACGTTATCCGCTGTGACAGCCGCAGACGGCACGACCAAGCGACCGAACAGGCGTTGATTTCCGCCTGCGTCGATGCTGAACGGTACTTGACCGGCGGCGACGGTAAACATGTCGATCTCAATTTGTGCCCAATCGGAGTGGTTAAGCACAATCGCATCGGCTGGGTAGCCTGCCGCGTCCAGATCGCCAATGATTTTGCGGATCAACACCAGTTTTTTCAGGGTGGCGCCTAAGTTGGCGTCGGCGTAACCGTGGGCGGTAAAGTTACCCGCTTTGGTAAAGCCGGACATATTCGGCGCAACGCCGTTGCCGGCCATGATCTGGTTTTCTACGCGCAGATTGACACCGTAAATCATGCGGGTGTCGATATACGCGGCCAGGGCGGCGTTATCGGCAGCCAATTGGCGTGAGATTTTTAACCAGTGGGCGACGGTCGCTACGGATTCAGTGACTGCGGTGTAGGTAATGCTGGATTCTGCAGAATCCGAACCCTCGGTAACCTCTGCCGCGCTGTTGGTGAATACGTTTTCGCGTACATAATCAATGGCGTTTGAGCTGGCTGGCAGTGTGTTTAACAACGATTCCAGCGTCAAAGGACGGAACGCACCGCCAACAATGCCGGGTTTGCGGTCTGAAAAGGTGCTGCCGACGGTGTTGGTGATGGTGTTTTTCACCTCTAACGCCATGGAGCCAATCCGACCGCCGACGCGCATTTTTTGCGCTAAGCCTTCAAATTCTGCGGACTTAGTGAACAGCTCGCCGGTGGTTTCTTCGCCTTTTGGTTTTTCACCAGTGGAAACGGCTTTTTGTTTGATCAATAGAATTTCGTCGGCCAGTTCTTTCTGTTTTAAGCCTAACGCATCGATGGCGTTTTTAGTTTCCGTGGAAACTTCGCCCATTTTGCTTTCCAGATCGGCTTTTTTGGCATACTTCTCCAATGTCGGCTCAATATTATCCAAAGCTTTCATAATGGCGTCTGTATCGACGGTGCCAGCCATGGCGAGACCGAATAGTGCCGCCGGATCAATGGCAGGCATGGCTGCGGCTACGTGGTTAAATTCAATCGGCAATGCGAATGCCTGGAATGCCACCAACATCATTCCGAATACCGCGATGAAGGCGGCGATGTGTTTCATAATTTTCATGGTTTTTCCTATTTTGCGAGGTTTTGAATACGTTTGAGAATGGGTGACAGATCGACATCTGGCTGATGATCCCCAGCAGCCCAAATCGATTTGAATTTGGCAATGAGAGCCATTGCCCGCGATTTTGAATATTGGCCTGAATCCCTCAGAAAATATTCCAAGTCGCGTTCTGTTTTGACGGCTTCCAGTTCGTCGTCAAAACTAAAATCTGCGCTTTTTATGCTGGTAATGCGCGCCAGATCGTTGGCCGGATCGGTGACAATCGATATTTCTTTCAACATTTTGATGCTGTGAATATCGCGGCCACCGTCTTTTCTGATCTCTACGCCGGATTTGTCGACTTTAAAGCCGATGGAAAGGCCGTTGACAAGCCCGCCTTTAACGGCCCAGTAGGCATCCAACGCTTTGGGCATGCGGGTTTCTAATCCGGCGCGGCCAATCAGGCCGGCTTGATCTTGTTTTAAGTCGTTCCACTCGCCGACCGGCAGAGCACCACTTAGCCAGTCGTGATTTACGTAGACTTTGACGGGATCGCCAGACTTAATGACCTCATCAAATGCGCCTGGCATAATGACATCGCCATAGCTGTCTTTAACGCTGAAAACCGAACCGTAGCCGGTGAACTCTCCGACGGTTTCCGAGAATTTAAGCTCTGTAGCGGTGATTGCGACACCTGCGCCGGCTATTTTTTGCGTTATTTGGTACATATTGGCCTCTTTACTGGGCTAAATCGCTGATCGATGCGCCGGACTGCGGCGCGGTTTGCTGCCCAAGTTTGTCAATGGGCAGCAGGTTGGATTGGGCTGTGTATATTTCGCCGCCTGAAAACGGTGGCAAATTCTCGTATTGTCGGCAGTCGTTGCGGTTATAAATGCCGTTTTGGGCGGCTTTGGCGTAGATTTCCATCCGATCTTTTAAGCTGGATCGCAACAGGGCATCCATGTTGAATTCTGCGGTTAATCTTGATTTCTGACTGATGGCCATCACGCGCTTTCTGATCGCCTGTTCGATGTTGACCACGTCCGGACGAATGGTGACTTTGTAAAAGCTGTCGATAATTTGCTCAGAACTGGCGCCCAGCGTGGTGGTGCCTTCTGTCTGGTTCATCAGCACGGCCGGCACGCCGAACCAGCGTCCGATCTCCTGCACGGTGAATTGTCGAGTGGTCAGCAGCTCAATATCCTGTGGCGTGAGGTTTATCGGGGTAAATTTGGCGTCAAACGGCAGCACGGCAATGGTGCGGCCACCGTTGGCGACTTCGTCCATGCGTTCGCCTGCGGCCTGCCATTGCTCTGCCTTGAGCGTTGACGCGCCGACGCCGACTAATCCGGTGGTTCTGCCGCCTTTTTTAAACAAAGTATTGGCCGCGCCTTGGGTGTTTCTGGCTTCCGCCAGCGTGCTACGCATAAATTCTGACCGCGATATGCCGACCAATCCGCCGCCCATTTCTTTAATGTGCAGCATGTTTTCGGCGGGAATATCGCGTGTGGTGCCCGTGCCGTCTTTGACTTTGTAAATGTCTCCGCCACCGTCGATAAAGTTGGGCTCTACGTCATCAGCTGACAGCGGGTTGATGGCGTAAGCTGTTCCGTTTGGGTTGCGTTTTATTTCTGCATAGGCGTTGCCGCGTAGCAGATAATTGACCATCATCGACACCCAAAACTCGTAGGGCGTTTGCCGTGCGTTTGGGCTTTCGTGCAGCAAGGCCCACAACGATTCGTCGCGGGCATCGGTGCGGATGCCGTTGTTATTGCTGTACACCATCAAAGGCATACTGGCGACGGTTTTTGCGCGGATTTCGACAGCCCGCCAGACAGCGGCGATTTGCATCGCGGCATCAATGCCGACCGGGGCTGTATCGAACACCAGCGGCTCGACCGGTGCCATCACTTGCTTGCCGTAGCGGTTGCGCAGCGTGGCGGATCGGCTAAAGCCTAAAAATTGCAGTATGCCCATCAGATGCCTATGGGGTTTGATAAAAAGAAATCCAGATCTGGCGAGGTATCCGCCAACATGGCGCGACCGACGGCCATCATTAAGGCGACAGCCGGGTCGATTTTTTCGCTGCTTTTGTTTTTGGCGGGCTTGATGTTGCCTGCCGGGTCTTGATCCGCGACGACGTTGGACATCGCCCAGTTTAAAACCGGGTCGTTCGCGTGTTGGATCTGGCCGGTTAAGTAGCGGCGTTCCAGTTCTTTCATGGCCGGCGACATGGATAAGTAGCCCTGGCCATAGCTGACCATCGGCGCGCCTTGTTCCAGCATGTCGTTGACCAGCTGACTCGAGTTGTAGCGGTCGAACACGATTTCTTTAACTGGCAGGGTTTCTAGCCAGTGGTCGAGGTCGTGTTTGATCCAGTTGTAATCGGTGACGCTGCCGGGTGTCAGCGTCAGCCAGCCTTGTTCGTGCCATTGCCGAAACGGGACGGCGGTTTTGCGGTAGATGTTGTCAATCGCGTCTTCCGGCAGATAGTGTTTACCGAAGACTCGCCACGTGCCGTCGGCCATGATGGCTACGCCGGTGGCGCTGGCAATGTCTGAGATTTGGGCTAGGTCGAGGCCGATGTAGACTTCGGCAATCACGCCTTTTCAGTTAATTCTTTAACAATTTTCAAAACAACGGAATGTCTTAATCCGCAGTTGATAACAGACAGCCAGTCAACCCTTGCTGGCTGTTCAATATAAACTGTAATTTCAGCTCTTGGTGCCTTTCCATGCTCTAGCCTAATGACACAATTAGCCATATTTTTAATGTCAGAAAGTCCAAGTGCGTTCAAAACTTCTTGGTTTGTTGCAATTTGCATATTTACCACTCCGCAGGATCACGACTAAACTCACCCGCACACGCCAGCCATCGCTCAACGTTGCACCACAACGACTCGCCGGTGACCCACACATTAAGGTGTTTGGTTAAAAAATTGACTTTGGCCGTCGGCATGATGGCGGCCTGGCGGGCTTGTTCCCGCAAGTAGTCCATGCCGACCGACACGCCCAGGTTTGGGTTGGCCTTAATCCAGTTGGCTTCGTCTTGCCAGTCGTCGCCGTCGTCCAGGGTGTAGATGACAGCAAAGAAGGCGTCGTCATCGATGACGCCAGTCAATACTTTGATCGCGTAGTCGCGGACCTCGTAACAGATGCCGTTTTTGTTAAATCCTGCGGTGGTGATCGCCCAGATCAACGGTTGACGTCGCGCACCCAAGGCGGATTTTAAAACGTCCCACACTTCCGGCGTTTTGTGTGCGTGTAGCTCATCGACCAGCGCCATGTGCGGATTTAAGCCGTCCATGCTGTTGGCGTCGGCGGATAGCGGTTCTATCTTGCCGAAGCCCCGCACGTTGATGATCTTGTGCTGTTGCACGTCCAAGCGGGTTCGGAGCGCTTTCGACTGCTTGACCATCCGCGCGGCTTCGTCAAACAGGATGCGGGCCTGATCGCGTTTGGTTGCGGCGGCGTAGATTTCCGGGCCGCCTTCATCGTCCTTGGTTAATCCTTTGAGGCCGATGCCGGCCAGCTTGGTCGTCTTGCCGTTCTTGCGGGCGATTTCTTCATACACCGTGCGGAAGCGGCGCTTGCCGGTGTCTTCGTGAACCCAGCCAAACACGGTGGAGATAATCCATGATTGCCATGGCTCCAGCTCAACGGTTTGGCCCGCCCACTCCCCTTTTGAGTGCTTTAAGTAACTGAAAAAATGCAGCGCTCGGGCGGCTTGGTCTTCGTCAAAAAAAAAGCCGCGAGTAGCGGCCTTTTCTAAGTCGTTGGCATGGCGTTCGACGGCCAGCCGGGTGAATCGCCCGGTGCGTATTCGCCCGTTTAAAACGTCGCGCTGGTATTGCGCGGCTTTGTCGAGCGGGTTAGAAGCTGTCAAAGTCGTCGAAGATGTCCGATTGACCAGATTGGACGCCGCGCTCTGCTGCCGGCGCAAGGCCGAACTCGCCAACTAATGATCGCCATTTCCGCCAGTCGTCGTTCAGTTGTGCGACGGCTGGGCGGGCTTTGAATTGAGTGCCGTTTCGGCCGCCTGTGACATAGTGCCACTCTTTTTCGTCCAGCTCTTTGCGGGCGTTTACCAGGCGAACCCGGACGACGCAGTATTCGCCAAGCGTGTCGGCAAAATGGGGTTTTAGTCTGCCGAGCATGACCAGCTCTGGCGCGATTTTGTCCCAGACTTTGATTTCATCGTCGCTTAGCCATTCCGGGCGGATCGCGGCTGCTTTGGCAATGTGAACCGCTTGCGGTTCATCGTGTAGCGGCATGGCTACAACGTTTGATAAATCCGGTTTTCGTCCTCTACTCATAATCACCCACTCCTACAAGCCATGGGCTTTTTCTATTTAATTCAATTTCCGCGCAAGAAAAGAAGGGGCAACGCACGGCGGCGGGAAAGGCCTAGACTTTCGACCCGCCCCCGGTCTCTTTGAATGTCTTGCTGTTGTGGCATGACTTGCATAACGATTGCAGATTGCAATCATCCAACTCCGCGCCGCCTTGCTTGACTGGCACGATATGATCCACAACCCGCGCTTCAACCAGCCTGCCTTGCGCACGACAGCTGCGGCACAATGGCTCAGACTTAAGATGCAATGCCCTGACACGCTTCCAAGCCGCAGAGTCATAAAGCCTGACCCGCTGTCCCGTTGCCTGCCTGACTTGATTGTACGTTTGATGCGACTGCTTTCTGTGCGCATCACAGAACCCGTAACGACCATGCACCAACTCACGGCAACCACCGTGCCGACAAGGACGCGGCGCTGCAACCGGCACTAATCGCCAGCCCTTCGCCTGTCGTTCTGCGCACGGACTACCGCGACCAACTCACGCATCACTGTGTTTGTCTCTTGCGCCCGTTCATCTGCTATCTTCACACTGTCGCGATAGGCTTGCAGCCACTCCTGCCGCTCGGCCCGATGCTCCTTGATCAGAAAAACAAGATAGGCGAACAGCGCAGCAATCACTAAACCAGACAGCCCAAACTGTGACCATGAATTAACGTTCTCAATCGGCATCCAAACCCCAAACGACAGACATAAAAAAGGCCTGCTCGGTTTCCGGGCAAGCCTTTTGCAATTATGGGAAATTACACCCCACAACTGTCACACTGTCAAACGTTTTTAAAAACCTATCGCCATGTCAGCACACACCTGCCGACTCACCGCGCGAGAAATATCCGCATCCAGTGCCTGAACCATCGACAACACCCGACCATACCGATCACGCCAACGCCGCCTGAAAGCCTCCGGATGCAAATCCAGCTGACTGGCAACCGATCGATCAGACATCAACACATGACCCGAACCGCCGCACTTGGTGCACACCTTATGCGTGACAAACCCAACCCCGGAACACCGCTTGCAAACCATCGGTGACAAAACCTCAGTCACCGGCAGATCAGCCATCAACCTCCTAACCCGATCATCATCACCACCAAACCAACCCTCACGCATCGACACGCCATTTACCCAGGTCCGCACATAACCCCGCAACCGGATCAAGGAATCATCATCGCCCATATACTTCGCCAACGCCAACCACGTAGCCGGTTGATTCAGCCCGGACAAATACCCGGCCAGCTCAACGCCCTGCAGCGCACCCACGCCAGACCCACGTACACCGCCATAATTCACCGACGCACCGCACAACGCCCCCAAAATCTCAACCCTAGCCACGCTCAACCTCCTGATAGTCCACACACCGCCGGCCATGCTGCCGACCCCGCCCGCAATACGCCGCATTAAACGCCACGGCCACCCAAACACATCCCGCACACGTCCGGCTCTCCTGCCGAATCAACACCTCCAAAGGATCGCGATAATCACACCGCAACAATGCCCGACTCTCATCACGACCGGCCATCACACCAACCCAGCCCGCAAACCCGCCAAACCAGAACGCCCAACCGGCGCAGCTGTCGAAACCACCGGAGCAGCCGACACGCTCCCCGTCAGCAATCCCACTTTCCGCAAATGCTCAATGCCACGCTCCGTGATGCGATACGTGTGCGCATCCTTACCCGTGCAGCGACACTCCCGATTGCCGACCATGGTCAAATACTGCAACTTATCCGACGCCAGATCCGTCGCCCGTTTGGGTGCGTCAGCGTACTTCTCGTATTTCCAGTCGAAATGCTCTTTTGCCACCTCTTTGGCCGTGCTATCCGGCATTCTTAAAAACCCCAACAGCAACTGATCCTGATGCTGATACCGTGACTTGCTTCGGCTCAGCTCATTAATCGCCGACCCACTCCCGCCATACTCGTTCATCACCAACTCACCTTGGCCAGCCCATCAGCCGCCAGCCGTCTGTTAATCTTGATTTTCAATTTCGCCCGAAACTCCTGCCAACCATCCCCGCTATCCGCATCGCCGTAACCATGGCGACGCGACCAGCCAATCAGCTCATCATCTGACTTAGGCAACCTAGCCCAATCCGGCAGAGACTTACTCCCTACATCCACCGCCCGCTTTTCGCCCTTGGCAGCAGAACCCGCCCCGCCAAACTTACGCGCCGCAAACTCAGGATCACGCACATAGCGGATCACATCCTGTGCGAAGCGCATAGTCCATTGCGACTGCGAATACTGTCGCCCGATGTTGCTCGACCAATACGCCACAAAATCCGCTATCCAGGCCGGATCGAGCGCCTCAACCGAAGTCTGACCACCCACAGCCCTAAACAAAATCGCCCGTAGTTCCGATTCAGTCGGTTGCCAATCCAGAGTCATCGAAAACTGGCCGCCGTCAGTAGTAGTAGAAGATATATATCTAGTTCGGGGAACCTCACCCGTTCCAACCGGGGAAGCTGGTGGTTTATATTCTTCTAACTTATTGTTTGCGTTAATAATTTCGCTTTCAGATTCGGGTAACTTGTCGGGGAACCTCTGGGGAACCTCTTTTTTGACGGACCTATCCCGTTGCAGCCATTTCTCAAAAAAAACGCGCGACACGACTAAAGCCGACTTCTTTTTTGCTTCCGAATGCGGCCTTAACAATCCAGCTTTGACCAGCCTTAGTATCGAATCCTTAACCTGGTCAGACGTAATCACCCACAACGGCCTAACACCACGCCCAGGCTCAGGCCGTTCCGACAAATCCAGCGCAATGCCAGACCGAGAGACGCGTGTTTTAATCCCAATAAAACCCGTCTCTTTATCCGTGCGCTGACACAGATAAAAGAAAACCTCCCGATCAATCACCTGCATATTCCGCAGGTTTTCATACTCATCCATCAGCACAATCACTCGTAACCCCCCGCATAATGCGCAAAATTACGGAACCGCGCGCAGCTGCCATCAAACACCAACCGCACCGTGCCCAGCGGGCCGTTACGCTGCTTGCCAATGATCAGCTCAGCCGTGCCGACATCCACGCTCTCTTTGTTGTAAACCTCATCACGATACGGAAACAGGATTAAATCCGCGTCCTGCTCCAACGAGCCAGAATCCCGCAAATCCGACATCACCGGACGCTTGTTCGGCCTGCTTTCCAGATTGCGGTTTAACTGACTCAACGCCAAAACCGGACAACCCAGCTCTTTGGCCAGCTGCTTTAACCCGCGGGAAATCACCTCGATCTGCCCGTTGCGGTTTTCCGTGGCCGCAGAACCCTCCACACCCATCAACTGAATGTAATCGACCACCACCAGACCAATCCCATCAGGAAACTCATCCGACAGCTCAGACGCTAACCGTAAAGCCCGGCTCCGCAATCCCCCAATCGTCAACCCTGCGGAATCATCGATAAACAGCGGGGATTTGCTTAAGCGGGAAATACCGGCATTGAGCAACGTCCACTCATCATCCTGAATCGTCCAGCTCTCGCGGATTTTCCGCAAACCCGCACCCGATACAGACGACAAACAGCGCTGGGCAATCGCTTCCCGCTCCATTTCCATAGAAAAAACCGCGACTGGCTTGTTTTTCACCATCGCCACATGTTCCGCGATATTCATCGCCAGAGCCGTTTTACCCATGGATGGCCGTGCAGCCAACAACACCAAGTCACCCGGCCCAAAACCGCCCGTCAGCGCGTCAAGATCATCAAATCCAGACGACAACCCGCGCACCCCATCTTTCGGCGGCGCATCGAAATTGCGCTCCATCTCATCCACAACCGCGCCCAATGCCTCACGGATGCGCACAAAGCCGCGCTTGCCACGCAGGCCTTGCTGCCCCAATGCAAAAATCTTATGTTCAGCATCGGAAATGATGCTTTTCGCATCGCCCGCCGCCGACATGGCCAGCTCCAGCATTTGCTGTGCAGTATCGATCACCTGCCGCAAAATGGACTTTTCCCGCACAATGCCCGCATAGTGGCTAATGTTCGCCGCCGCGGGCGTATTCATCGCTAGACTGCCCAAATAACCAAGCCCGCCCACATTTTCAGACAAGCCTTTGCCTTGCAGGTAATCATCCACCAGCAGAATATCCACCGCCGATCCGGCAGACACCAGCTCGGCAATGGCGTTAAAAATAATCTTGTGCCGGTGGTCGTAAAAATCTTCGACCTTCACCAGCCCATTCACCCGGCCATACCCTACCGAATCAATCAAACAGCCACCGATCACAGACTGTTCCGCCTGCAGGTTTTGCGGCGGCACCGGCAAATGATTAACGTCCATGCATCACCTCGTAATACGCAGGACTGCCGGACACCTTTGCCATAAACAGCCGCTTCTCAATCGCCTGGCCAACCTCACGCAGCGGAGTCTTGGCTAAAGACTCAGCCGCCGCACGATTAGGCAACTTCACCCGCCGCAACCTGTCAGCGTCCTTAGCACTGGCAAAACACTCGGCCCCGCGACGGTAAATCTTGTACTTGCCGTAATCCAAAAAACCGAATACCTCACGACTCATCGCCAATCCTCAGCAAAAATAACAAGCAACACGCCGCATGCGCCAAATGGTGCAAACCGCTTTCAGGATCGTTACGTTCACCCTCGGAAAATGCCGTCATGTGCCGAAAGGCTGCCGCCAGATACCGACGACGCGCATCAGGCACCAATTTCCAGCCGCCGCGCGAATACTTCGCCGCGCCAAACTCTAATACCCTCACAACCTCAACCAATCCCATCCACGGCATCAGCGTCCAATCGGGCTTTCCTGCGTCATATTTGACACCTGCAGTCGTGTTGCTGCCGTCAGCCTCATCAACGATCATCACAACCCCTCAAACAATTTATTAATCCGGGCATCAACCCGGCGTTGCAGTTGGCCATTTGCCCAGGACAGCAGGGCATAAACGGCAAAAGCCCCGCAGAACAACAGCAACCCGGCTACACCTACCACCGCAAACGGCACGACTAGCGCCAGTTCCACAAAACACATTGCTGTTTTCATTGCTGCCCCAAAAAACAAAAACCCTGCGTGTTAGAATCAAAAATCTCACTCTCATCAACAAACACGCAGGTAAAACCCATGACAGATACCATTCAAGCCCCCATCGTTTACAAAGTAGCCACCGGCCCAAATCAAAATTACGGCCTTGTAATCATGTCGCTGACTTGTCTTGACGCAAACGGAGAGCTAGCGCCTCAAAATCAAACGGCGGCGTTTTATTCGCTGCCGCCAGCTGTCGCACGTCATCTTGCGATAGAACTAATGGCTGCCTGTGATCAACTTGATAAGTCGTCGTCGTCAACCCCGCCAGGTCAGCAGCATTAAGCGTCAAACCCACCCATTCCACCGTTAAACCTCCGATGCTTCGCGGGTATCGTTGAGGCGTTGCTTGCGCATAAACTCATCCCCAACCTGGTGCAAACACAGCCGCAACATGGCCGATTTGGACAGCCCATAAAACCCCGCCAACTCCCGCAACAGCGCAAACTCGGCGGCATTCAAAAACGTTTCTTCGCGGTAATCGCGCTTGTCAGTCATGACACCCCCCAAAAAAACGCCCCGCCACGGCGCATCCATGACGGGGCAAGCTGGGCAAAATGCCCTACTGACTTAACAACAACGAGAGTGGCAGACTTAACCGGTCTGCTGGCGGCTGGAAATGGGAGAGAGGTTATGTTAGGCAGCATCCCGATCATCACTAGCTTCAAAAAAGAATGCTTCAAGTTTTGCAACGTTCTTTACGTTTGGGTTTTCGATAGAACCGATCGCAAATTTTTGCAACCAATGAAAGCTAAGCCCGCTTTTTTCTGCGACAAGCCGATAGTTGCCGTACTCAAACGCCATTTTTTTTAACTGTTCAACACGATCAATTATCTTCATGGGCATATCCTAGCCACAAAGCGGATGTTGGTCAACTTGAGATGCCTCCGATCCGTCATTCGCTAATTCCAGAAATTTAATACCCTCATTGAGCAAATTGAACACAAACTCATATTGTTCAGGTTCTTCAATCGCAAACACAACCGCATTGACAAAACACGCCACGGTGGGCGCATGCTTGGCCTGCAAGCCTCGGCTTTCTAAATAACGCACCAATTCACTACCGCCATGCGCAGCAATTATTGCGGCCATATCGGCCTTGTTACGCTCCACCACCCTTTCAAACTCTGTTTTTAACAGGTTCATTTTGACTAACCTACTTAAATCTCAATATCGCACAAAGATAATTTTCACATGCTTAGCAATTCTTTGCTTGACTTTGATTCAAATTAGCAATAAATTGCTACCCAACAGAGCAACAGCCCTGTTGATGCGTTCCTCTCCTATACCTAGCCCGGTTAGCACAACGGGCTTTTTTTAACCGGAGCTACACCATGACACTGAACGGCGTATTGACCAGATCACAGGTCAGACAGATTGAGAACATTGATCACGTAATGGGTCACCCACTGGCTCAAGCGATACATACCAAACAGCAGGCTTGCCAGACTCAGGATCAGCAAAACGATACCAGCGTCTTGTCACGCGCCAAGCGATGCCTCCTGATGCTGATACCAGGTCGCCAACCATAAACGGGCAACCATCAATGACATCGCCCGTTGAAAATTAAAGGTTTTTGCTAACGCCGTATGTTCATCATCAACCAAAAATTGTATGGCCACGGGAGAACTCCATAGATAAAGCATTAAGCATAGCTCATCACGAAAAGCCCTGTGCCGCCTTGAAACAGTTGGCACTCTCCAGCAACAGGCGCGGGGCTTTTCGTGATGGTCTGGCCGGTGTCCTAGAGACCGGAAAAAGGTCTAGCAGTGCGGGTTTGTTTTTTTAAACATTGATTTCGTTCCCGCGTGGCGCGGCAGTGCACAAACACCCGCGCGCCAGATCATCAAAACCAGTCAATTTTTCTACTACGGATTGGCTGGGGAGCTGTGAAAAGTGACTTACGCCGGGTGGAACAGTAACCCGGCAACCTTGAACACCGACGAAAAGCCCGTGACAGCGCTCTCCAGTAACACCGGCACGGGCTTTCCGTGGCTGCTCAAGCCGGTCCACTGGGATGACCGAAAAAACTGAACCACTGCTTAAAAAGGCTTGCAGGCGGCCAGAGGAATATCCGCACTGCAAGCCGCCGGTGTCGCCTGGCTCATAAAAAACCGGCAAACAGCTTGAGCAGCTTTAACGTAACCAAATGAGGTGATTTATGCGAAAAATCAGACAAGCCATTCCGTTTGAAGAACTGGCCGCCAACATGAAAAACCAGCCGCGCTCGGTGCGGTCTAGCCGTTACAGTCGGAAAAGCACCTTTATCAGCGAACAGGAATCAGATGCCCGCGTAGCGGCTGTTGGCCTGACATTCGGCAGCCTGGCAATACTGGCCACCGCATTAGGATTATGGGGCATCTGGCACTCAGTCAGCACCGCCCAGGCACAACCCGCGCCGATCTACGCAAAGTCAGAAATGACCCGCGCGCAAATAAAGCAACTGCATATCATGCCCAGCCGGAGCGAAAAGCATGCACCAAAACATAAATAGACACATTCACGCGGAAAACCAGATTGCCGCCATTCATAGCGCGATGGCTTATCTGGACGCAGCCAGGCATAAACTCACCGACCGCATTTTTGACCGCATCCCCGCCGGACGCTTGGAGCAGATTCAGCGAGAGGTTGATGCCAACATCCACAACGCCATCGGCGACTTGCAACGAGCCGCAAAGGAGACAGCATGATTCCCGCAGGATGCTCCCAAAAAAGCCAGCTCAGCGGCCATATAAACATTTCGCATACACGTATCTATGACTTCGCCACCCTGCCGGACTTTCCGAAACCGGCAGGCTATTACACTTACAAAAACAAAAAGCAGCAACAGGCCCCGTACTTCAACATCGCCGAAGTAAAAGCCTTTGCCGAAAAAATCTACGGCAACAAAGTGGGCCAGCCAAAGGTATTTATAAACCGGGCGAAAAAATTCACAGACGAAAATCAACCGTATGTGATCCCGGCATTCAGCGACCAAGAGCGCGAAAACTGCCGTATACACAGACACTTCATCAACTTGATGCGACCATCCATCCAGCGGGCCCCATGAGCACACAGCACACCAAAACCGGTGATTACATCATCACCTTTTACAACAAATACGGCGCGATCTTAAAAGACCTCTCAGAAACTGCCAAAACCCTTGAACAAGCCAAAGACATGGGCGAACGCCGCCAGTTTAACGTCGACGACATCAGCCAGGACGAAACCCACCACCTACCGGTCGCCTTTTCCGTCGACCGCAGAATCTACAACTCGGGAGATGCCAAATGACCATCAAAGAACGCATCGCAAAAGCCTTGATGCGCTCACGCACCGGCCTGACGCGCAAAGAGCTGTTTGACAAGATTGATCCGACAAACACTATCAGGATCGACAGCATCAGCGACGCGCTGACATTACTCAAAAAATCCGGCCACGCAGAAAAAACCGGACAAGATCACGGCGCCCGCTGGCAAATCACCCCGCAAGGCCGAGCGTACTATAGCGAGTTAAACGACGATGAAACCGACAATAAAACACAGCAAGATAGCATTCAATCGATACAGCAACACGAGCCATTGGCACTGGATAGTGGGCAGAGACCCGAAAGACAATCCAACACACTCATGGCTAAGGGGAATGAAAATCCCATTGATGACAATAATACTCAACCGGAGCAGATGGAAAGCCTACAAAACCAACTGGCGCAAACTGAGAACGATCAGCAGTTTCAAAGTGATGAAATTCCACACACTCCCATAACCTACGACCCATTCGGCGACATATACACCCAGCTGCAGCAAGCCCAGCAAATGCTGCAAAACATCAAACTGCCCGAATCGCCGCGGATACAAAACAAACAAGAAAAACTCGCCACACTGCGCCTGGTACAACAAACAATCGGCCTATTTAACGGCGACGTGGAAGACATTCTGCAACAAATCTACCAAGACATAAATCAAATGGAGGCTGCGTGAAAGAACGCATTTACTGGATACCAGCATCCGCCAAGCTGCCCGACGACGAAATGACCGTCATGGTTTACCACCCAACATTAAACGAACCGGTCTGGCTTGGCTATCACAACCAAGGCTTTTGGTACACGCCAAGCGGCGAACCATTGCCAGAAAACACCGTTACTCACTGGGCAGAAATGCCAGAAGGACCAGTTAAAAAATGAGCCTAATCAACAAACAATCACAATTCTCCACCGCAGTCGGCAAACTGCTGACCTGGTGCGCAGAAAACAATTACACCGTCACATTCGGCGACGCCTACCGAGACCCGCGCGTGCACGGTGCATGGGGCGAGAAAAAAGCCTACGGCGAACGCAACAGCCTGCACAAACTACGCCTAGCCGTCGATCTTAACCTCATCGTCAACGGCAAACTGGCCCAACCAGCCGACTACGCCCCATTGCACGACTACTGGGACACCATCGGCGGCGCCAAACGCATCGCCGACGACATGAACCATTTTTCATTCGAGCACGAAGGCTTCCGATGACCAAGCCAAAACCCAAATCAAACTGGATGCGCGGCTTCGTCCTGCCACCCAAAACACCCGAAGCGGATAAAGTGCGGATTGAAACAGCATTGGACTACCGGGATTACATCAACAAGCAGCGCAAGCGGGGCCGAACCTAATGCCATACCTGTTTAACCCAGCCATGCCTATGACAAATTTAAACTTAGAACATTTGAAAAGCCGGATAAATCCTGCTTATGCCAATACACCAGGCACAGAAAGCTATGAAAGACGGCTGTGTGTCGAAGAAATAGAGCGTCTACGCGATGCAATCTGGAAAACCATAAACGAAAACCTGCATCTATGCGACGGCGAACAATGCACGTTAATCCACTTAAAAAAGGCTGTTGGTTGTGAGTGAGTTAATTTCAACTATGATCGAAGTCGGCATCGCCATCCACGGCGGCGGAGACCCATACCACCGCCTGCGCATTGCCAAAAACCAAGCGACAAACGGCACACCCGCGCGGCGCATGTATGAAGCACTGCTCAAAGAAAACCGCGACTATCTGACAAAAGCCGCTGACAAAGCGCGTGATTGCTACCCGTGAAACCCAAATGTATCAAATTGAATTGTTTGAAACGCCGTCAGCCGCTGTAGCTAAAAATAAAAAATGCAGAGACGTAAACGCAGAAGCAAAACATTTACTAGACAAACATGGCATCAGCGATGCGCCACGCGAATTAAAAGCATTGATTGCAGCAAAACTGATGTCTGAACACTTTCCAGAAATGCATACACTGCTTATGCAATCATTGGCAACAACGATGATAAAACCATGAAAACCATTGACCTCCACGCCGCCGCCGCCTTACTGCACATGCACCCAAGCACCGTACTGGCCAAAGCGCGCGCTGGCATAATCCCCGCCGCAAAACCCGGAAAAGCCTGGGTGTTTATAGATGAAGATTTGATTGCCTACCTGCGAGGCCTATACAATCAACCCCAGCAGGATGCAAGCGACACAGAAAAACAGGAGGCCACATGGTCAAGCTCTTTAAAAAATCAGGCTCAGGTTGCTGGTATTACAAATTCGGCATCCGTGGCAAAACAATATACCAATCTACTGGAACCAAAAACAAAGCCGAAGCCCAAGAAATTGCAGACAAAGCCCGAGCAGAAGCGTACAACGTCATTGCACTAGGCCAACGTCCGCGTAGAACATGGCAAGAGGCCGTCGTTAAATGGCTAACGGAATCTGAAAAAAAGTCACTGGACACAGACCGCTATCACTTCAAATGGCTGGACAGTTATTTGGGTGACTTGTATCTGGATGAAATCGACGAAACAAAAATCGATGAAATTATTCAGGCTAAGCTGAAAGTGGCCGGCAAAGTGCGCGTCAACCGAACTACGGAACTGGTCCGCGCGGTATTGCGTAAAGCCATGAGCGAATGGAAATGGATCGACAGCGTTCCGCACATTCCGCGCTTTAAAGAACGTACTGGCAGACTGCGCTGGTTAACGCACGACGAAGCCGCGCGATTGATGGACGAATTGCAACCGCACACCAAAGCGATGGCATTGTTTACGCTGGCCACTGGCCTGCGAAAATCCAATGTCACACATTTGGAATGGTCACAAATCGACATGCAACGCAAAATCGCTTGGATACATGCCGATCAGGCCAAATCTGAAAAAACGATTCGGGTACCGCTTAACCAGGACGCCATCAACGTCCTACGCGAACAGATAGGTAAACACACCACGCGCGTGTTTACCTATCGCGGCAAACCCATCGAAAAAGCAGGGACAAAGTTTTGGAGATTGGCACTCAAACGCGCCGGGATTGAAAATTTTACTTGGCACGGTTTGCGACACACATGGGCCAGCTGGCACATTCAAAACGGCACACCTTTAAACGTGTTGCAGGAATTGGGGGGTTGGGCGAGTTACGATATGGTGCTGCGCTATGCACATCTAGCGCCTGACCATTTGCAGGAATATGCTGGCAATATTAACGGGATCGTTGCAAATGAGTTGCAGCCCAGAACTGCAACGATCACGAAAATACGCTAAGTCTTTGAATTAAATGGTGGCGACACCGGGAATTGAACCTGGAACCTCGGGGTTATGAATCCTACTGGTTTATAAATCGCCTTTAAAAATCGGCTTTTCGGAACATAGTGTGTTTGCACGGTTAAAATTCTCCATCTTCTTCCATCTCGATCAGTGTGGGCATGTGGGTGCCGTAGTTGAGAGATTCATCCCGCATAAAGCTCATATGATTTCTATCGCCTCGATCTGATAACAGAGACCTGATCGACTTGGATTCTCTTTTGTGCGCCTTCTCGGCGAATAGCATTTTCGCTCTGAGGGCATTAAACGAGTAACCCCTGCCGTTCCTATTCATGATCTTGATAATGCCGTTCAAGCTCTCTGTGTAAGCGTTGGTGACGGGGTGGTCGAAGTAGTTGAATATCTGTGTTCTCCAGTTTTTCATGGCCCTGGTTAGCTTGGTGAAATGTGGCTTGATTTCATCTTCAATCCCGTCACGCCAGCAGTCGTAAAGGTCTTTAGCCTTCTGCTTCTCGCCAGCTTCCCAGATGCCGTAATATGCTTCTTTGGCAACATACGCTTTCTCAAGAAGCGGGTAGTTGCTGATAATGCCAGAAAGCTTTAAATACTCTTCCTGGTCAAGCTCCTTGCCATGTTTAAGCATGACGAACCTATCGCCAAGCATGGCTTTTCGTCCTTCAGCGGTTAACTCTGTTCTGATAGCTTTCCGCGCCGATTCCATACCATCTCCGGCCAGCCTGACTACATGGAACTTATCGATAACGATCTTGGCATTGGGAAACATCTTTCTGGCGACATGCGCATAAGGTCGCCACATATCCATAGTCACCAGTTCAACCTTATCCCGATCTGGCATACTGTAAAGGGCGCTGATAACCTTGTCCTGCTTTCTGAACTCGAACATTTCGACAATGGTGTTATGCTCAACATTGGTGACAACGCACCGCATTTTCTTGTTGAGATGAACTTCATCGATCCCAAGCCAGCGCGGGGTAACGACCTTAAATTGCTTGTTAAGGCCGGTTGCATAATCCTCGAATATGTTGCGCACGGTCTTCTCATTTAAGCCCGTATCGTGCGCTACGCTCGTGAATGTGTGGTCTATGGCCCGTTTGCTAACCCATTCAACCAATCGCTTAGTAGCAAGCCTCTTGTCGTCAATATCGGGCAATTCTTCCATGAATGTCTTGCCACAATCCTTGCAGCGAAAACGCTTTCTAAGCACTCTGATAACTACCTTTTTGCCGTGCATTGGCGTATCGTTCACAAGCTGCTTTTTGATGCCGTGACCGATGAAATTGAACTTGAAACAGTGATGGCAGAACAGCGTTTCCCTAATTGATTCGGCTATGACTTCATAGCCAACATCGTGATTAATAACCTCAACCTCTTTTAACCAATCAAGATTGAGCATTTGTAACTCCAGTCCGGCGATTCCATATGCCCAACAAGACAGGGCCAGGCGGCTCTCCGCATGAAAACACTAAAGGTGTAGAGCAGTGGCATTTTGAGCAAGCTATGAAATATCCATAGCTTTGCTTGTCTAAGTCGTAATCGGCTTTGCTGCCACAAAACGGGCATGGTTTGATGAAGTCGTCTTTCATGACTTGCTTCTCTCGTCTGCTAAAGCGTTTACTGTTGCAGAATGAAGTGAAGATAACTGTTTAAGCTGGTATTCAAGTGACTGCACTTTACGCTCAAGCCCTTTTGCATAGTTCATCATCCCAATCACCGTCCAGCCACCGTCAATTGCATCTTGTGTCACGCCAGCACAAATGCGCTCAAGCATTTGCCATCTTTCCCTTTCTGTCGATGTAAAAGCATCAGTAAATAGCGGCTTTATTTCAGCATCCTGTATATCAAGATCGGCCTCGATTTGGGCGAGCTCAATCTCAACTCTCCTTACTGCGTAGGCAATTCCAGATGGCATAATTTCCTTGCTAAACAGCGCCCATGCTACCGGCTTTCGAACAACATTCTCACTCATAAACACACCTCAATCCGATTTTAGACAATCTGTTATCCTAACACGTTTTCTCAGGTAAACACACTAAAATCCGAATAGCCTAAAAATCAATCGCTTGCATTTTGCTATTTATTTGATTCAGCGTTACATAGCGCGATTTATGCGGGCATTGCTTTATGCAGAGTTGCAGAATCGTTGCAGCTCTTTAATAACAGCAACGGTCTTGAAAACCGTTGAGGGCTAATACCCCTCCTGGGGTTCGAATCCCTAGCTCTCCGCCATTATTCAATGACTTACGTCGAAAAGCCCCGGTTTTAATGCCGGGGTTTTTGTTTGCAAATGGGGAAACGTTTCCCCATTCAACTCATAAGCACACTTAACCGTTCGCTTGATCGATCAAGCTTGCAGCTTCCGTTCCTTCGATTGTTGCGTTGACCAACGCGTCCGAATTGGCTTTGACGTCGTTCAATAACGCTTCCAATTCTTCGGTGTTACCTGCTTGCAGCAGTTTTAAACCTTCGTCCGCCAACGCATGAATGGTTGATACCGCGCCGGCGATCAGCGATTGTTGCTGTTTAACAGACTCGATTACTTCTTGCACAGTTGCCATTTGATTACCTAATTGGTTAATGGATTGTTGAATGCTGGCCAGCTGTTTGGACTGACCAAATGAAATACTAAACATTGAATGCTCCCTAAAATGTCACCGTGTCGAGAGCGTCCACGGTGGATTTGCTGTGATGTGTCCAGCAAATTTTTTTTACCCCAGCCGCTTGCAGCTGGCGTTTAATCGATTTGTAATCCGCCGGCGTGACATTGCTATGACACATGCCCAGCAGCTCGGCTTGATGATTCTTTACCCTGGCGGCGACAGTAAATTTGTAAGGATTGGGCGCGACAGGCTCGACATCGTCGGCATACACGCGGATGAGATAGATTGCGTCGCCGTCCAGTTTTTCCAGCGAAACTTTAGCCATGCCATTGCAGCATCAAGCCATAAGTCCAAGCAAATCCGCACAACATTAAAAGCAACGCCAACAAGGCCACAAAAGCGGGGTTGCTCATATCGCCGCCAATGCATCGTTGAACGCTTGCACAGCGGCCGTGACATCTGCTACATCCTGCCCCGCATTGATAGCCTGCTTCGCCCCTTGTCTTGCACCTTCGATTTGCGCACCTACGGCCGACCAAAGACCAGCTGTAACAATAATAAAATCGGCGGTTTGCTGGGCTGTTGACCCCGTTGCGGTTGCTTCGGCATGGATCCAAACAAACGGCGTTGAATCCTGCGGGTATCCGGCGGCGACATAGGCGCGGGCATCTTCCAGCTTGGCTAAATAGGTGACATCCTGCCCGGGCGATGTAGTGATGTATTGCATGCGCTTTTTGCCGGCCAGCGCGTCGACTTCACTGATCGCCGCCGCTTTGGCATCATTTAGACTGATCGTGACGGGTAGCCGGTCGATTTGGTATTTGATCAAATCCTCGGTATCGCCTGCCCAGGGTTGTGACAGCGTCAGCTGGTGGTGGTCGTCGACGCTGGCAATCGTGATCATCAGCGCATCGTACATAAACACATCGCCGGGTTTGATGTAGTTTAGCCAGCGGGTGCCTGATCCTGTGACAATGGCTGATCCATTCGTGACATTGGCGCGGCCTGCGCGGTGTGTGGTCATGCGTTTAGTCTCCTATTGCCATCCAGTTAAGCGCGCCGATTGTGATGGCCGAGCTGCCAGCAACGTTCCAAGAGTAGGATTGAAATGAAAATTCATTGTCTGGAGTGGATGAATTGGCTTGCAGCTGTCTGATCTTTACGCTTGCAGCAGGATTCGCCAGGTATCCATCAGCGGCAGCATCAAATCCTGATTTGCTTGTATAAATAGACCAATAACTAGCGTTGAATGATGTTGCATTAAAATATCCGGTAGAAAATGTTGCATATCCGCCTCCAGCCGGTAACTCATAATTAAAATTATTCCAAGCAGCAACATGACTTAACTTGGTTACTCCACCACCATACAATATGAATGTTGCCGACCAAGCACCTGATTCTGGCGCTATCGGTTGAAAGCTGTAGTCAATGTTGTAACTGATTTGCTCTATCTCCCATCCAGGCGGCGGAGAATATGAGTTTCCAGTGATAGTCCTTGATTGCGGGGTGTGACCCTCATAAGAGTCGGCGTGAACAGACGCCCCGTTACTTAAAACTGATACTGTTGAATACTCGTAAACATTGTTGCCCTGTGAGTATTGCGCCGTCGACGTATCACTCGCCACAAAATTGAGCCTGAGCTTGGTATAGCCCGACGTGCTGACTGTCTGCTCATCGGTGACCAGCGTATTATGTTCGGCCTGCGTCAACACGCGGGTCTTTGTCGCCAGGTCAACCCACAAAGACCCATCCCAGCCCTGCACTTTCCAGGTCACAGACCGATAAAAATACCCGTAAGTTGATAAGCCATTGCCGCGCACGGAACTCAGCCGCGCGGTTACGGTGGCGCTGATGGTGCCGGTTGGCAGGATTGATTCGCCTGATGTCCAGCCGTTGACAGTCAAAGCCCCTGAATTGCTGGCGACGGTTTTCTCGCCTGCGGCATCGGTGTAGTTAAGCTCTGCGACTGCGTCAAATTCCCACACGCCCGATCCCGGCGTCGGTTCATTGAGGTTTTCCGCGCGGATGGTCCATGTTTGCGAGCTTTCAACATTGTCCGCATTGAATGACTGCAAACTGGCAGGCGAGACTATCAGCCGCGGCTGGGCATCCCAATAACCGGGCAGCGTGACCGTATCACCGCTGTTTGCTTGGCCATATTCGATGCGGCGGACGGATTTATATTCCCGATATGCCCCGCCGCGATAACGTTGAAACGTCAGCGTGCCAGCGCTGAGCATGGCAAAATCGCGGTTGGTTTCGGTCGATGGACCGTCATAAACAATTATCGAGCCGTCGCCGTTGATGACCGCGTTGCCGTTGCCGATGGCGATGGATTCCGTTGCGCCAATAGTGCCGCTGACGATTTGACTGGCTGACAGGGTGCCAGTGATGCCGACATCCGCATCCAGCAGGATCGCCGGCGAACCTTCGATGGTACCGATGATAAACGGGGGTTTATCGGTACCGAGCAGGTTGATGGCGAACGCGTCGGTATTGAATACCAACGGATCGACAGCAGCATCCAACGCAGTTTGCAAGCCGGTTTTGATTTCGGCGGGCGTCATTGCGGCCGAAACGCTGTTGACAGTGGCTGTAAATTCCGTGGCCGTCAGCGCGTAGTCGGTACCGGTACCGTTCACATCATAAAACGCATCATAGGCGGCGATTCTAAAATAATAGGTCGTGCCCTCGGTCAGTCCGGTAATCGTGATCGAGGTATCCGCACCGATAAACACCTGATTCGTCGCCCGCGCGGGTGTAAAGCCGCTGGTGGTTGACATAAACACAATCACGCCTAGCCAATCGTTATCGGCAGGCCGTTTGTAGCTGATGATAACGGATTGATAACCGTGGTTAATATCCACATCGGCAGCCAGCACGGCGGCGGTTTGCGGGTTGTTGACCTGGATTGTATCGGCGATGCTATAGCGACCGAACGCATCCCGAGCCCGCACTACCAGCGCTACGGACCGACGCGGCCCGCCGTCCTCTAGGTTTTTTTCGTAGGTGTAGTTGTAGGCATGTTCCGTGCAGAAATCTGTACGAATAGGTGTGATGCTTCCGCCGACCAGTAAATAGTTGGCATAGGCTGGACCGTCGTAAACATCGACTTGAAAATCTCGAAACCAAGGCGATTGACCACCCGCGCCGGTACCGTAGCTGTCTGAGTAGCCCAGCACGGTTAAGGCATCATCCGACCAAACAAACTCGGCGGATTTGCCGCTGAATGTCGTGCCACCTGTTTTGAGTGCAAGGCCGGTGATGCTTACCGATTCAATGGCGTAGACTTCCGCCAACGTGTACAGCACGCTGATCGATGGCGACAGCACACCGAACAGCGACACGGCATACAACTGAATGTCATACTCGCCTTCAATCGGGTTGAGAATGCGGTAACTGGTTTCGGGGAGCGTGATGGACGTGGCTTCGCCACTGTCACGCCGCCAGGTTAAAACGTAATGCGATAAAAATTTATCGGTTGACGCACTCCAGCTCACATCCAGATACCGGCGGATTCCTTCCAAGCCCATGAACACACCTGGCTGAATGATCAGACCTGAAGGTGCCAATGTGCCGGTTGAGATATACGGGTTTTCCGGTAGCGGCGGCAGATCGCCAATGCTGTCCAGCAGGTCGTATTTTTCAGGCGCGTATTGCACGGCGCTGAGGCTGTAAAAACCGTCATTGGTGTCGTTGTTTTCAGCAACTGTCAGCACGCGGTATAACTTGCCAGCAGCATTCGGATCATAGACGATGAACGGCATATCCTGTGCAGGCGCTGCCGGGAAGCCTGAACTGACGGTGACGGTTTGCACAGTGCCGGCGGCGGTGGTTATGGTGCGCTCGATAACATTGCCATTCGCATCAATCACCGCCAGTTTGTAACTGATACCCGTTTGCAGCACGACAGGTGCATCTAGGTTAATCACTGTTGTCGTGTTGCCAGATGACAACCGGCCACCATAACGACTGCCACCGGCCCGCAAGGGATCGGCCACGCGGATAATATCGCCGGGTTTGCTGGCCATGCCGGTTAAGCCGACGCTGAATGTTACGCTGTCGGTTTCCAAACGACTGGTCAATAAAATACGCTTACCGGCTCGGTGCGCTTGCCCGCGCGAGGTACATCCCACGGCGGCGATTTGTTTTTCCCGGTATCCGTAACGTTCAATGCCTTCCAAATCTTCCACGTATTCCGTGGCGATGCGGTAATTGTCGGCCGGGTCGTTCCATTGCACCAGGGCCACGGTATAACGCACCTGCCGCGCTGAGCCGGCATAATTGAATTTACCGTTGACCACGTTCCCGGGTACATACAACGCAGCCACGGCTTTGGGTGCGTCTTGCGTGGTGTACACCGCCCCGCCGGCCCAATAGGCCATCGCATCAAAGGCGCTGGCCAGATCCAGAATGACTTTTTTGGCGTCGTCGTCTTGCTGCAGGTATAAATCCAGGCTGTAGCGGTGCTCCTGCCCGCCAAAACCATCGTCGATCAAGGCATCACAACGCTGGGCAATGGTGTAGAGGTTCCATTTGTCCATCAGCGCTGGGTTGACCAGCTCACCCAGGCCGTAACGGGGATTTGTCACCAGATCGTAAAAAATCCACGCAGGGTTTCGCGTCCAGGCGGTGACAAACGTGCCATCCCAATCCGCACCGGTATAGATGCGGGTAACCGGGTTATACACCGCCGCATTCGGCACACGGACTTTCAGGCCTTTGACTTTGTAGCCGCGGCTTGGCATCTTGCTGAAATACTGCGCGTCAAACGTGGTGCGCACGACGACCGTGTTGGGGTAGCGTAATTTGGCGTAGCTGAGTTTGGTATAGGTTGACCAGCGCACGGTTGAAAAATAGCCGCTGCCGGTGGCTGGATCAGCGGTAATGCGCGTCACCCGCACGTCGTAACTGGTCACCCCAGGGCCGCCGCCGGAAAAATCAGACCAGCGGATATGGTAACTGCGTTCGTATGGCGATTCAGTTTTGCCGCGAATAATCTCCCGGCCATTCAAAACCGCTTCTTGCCAACTGCTGCCCAGTGGCTTGACCTCTACTTTAATTTGTACAGCTGTGGGCGAACGATCCCCGGTATCCGGGTTGGCATAAAATAATGAGTCGACCTGAATGGTTAAGCGGATGGCATCGGTTGAGGCGTCGTCAATCGTGCGAATTACCGGCCCAGCCTGCTCGATCACCACATCCACCGCCACTGGCGCGGCGGCGGCATCGTCTACCGTGCCGGGTATGTAGGTTTGATTTTGGGTGCCTAACCGGTAATCAACCGACACCGCGCTAAAATTGTCCGTGCTGCCGGACTTTAACGGGGTGTCGTCCAGGTAAACCGATTCCATTGCATCGACAGTGGCGAATCCTTCAATCTCCCCTTCGCAAATCGCCTCTACGACTTCCGCGATGGCTTGTGAGCGTAACGAGTCCGGCGCAATAACGGGCTTAGGCGGTGCAGAACCACCACCGCCACCGCCACCCATGCTGCCACCGATTAATAATTGACTCATGCAGGAATGTCCTTAACGTGGATCTGACTGGATAACACCATGCTACCGACCAGCAACGGCCCGCCGTATAACAGCGGCATGCGGTGGCCTTGACGGGTTGTGTTGACGACGCCGTTGAATAGGTAGCTTGGTTTGTTTTCGTAGGGTTCGGCTTCGCTGGCTTTCATGCCGTCATTAGTCCCGCTGATTAAGCTGGCAATCATTGAAACCGCCATGGACAATGCGATACTGACAAGCAGGTTCAAGGCGGTGGCCATCATGGCGGCAACACCCGCAGACATGACAATAGTGCCGGTTACAGCAATACTGGCTCCCATAATAGCCGTGGCTGAAAACGGCTCATCACCACCCACACGCGGCACGACAAACAACACTTCATCCGCCCACGGATACAACGCATTGTCTGCCGTCACCTGCCGGCATAAATCCGGGTTTTCCCGATCCATCAGCAATAACACATAATCCCCTGCATCAGCGGCATGTAAAAACCCTGGACGGTTGGCATTGATGGCCCGCAAGGCTTCCGCCACGCTGGACACATCCAATGACCACTCAGATTTGAACGCCTGCAAATCACCCAATAATCGAATTTCTTTCATGCGTTGGGATGCCTCAAAATACACGCAGTACGCTGCCGCCAGTAATGGCCGTACATTTCCGCGCGGGATAGATTGTTCTGGCCCGGATGGTGCAATATGCGGTTATCGCCCAGATAAATAGCAGCGTGGTTTGGGCAGGCGCCCTGCAATTGCATGATGATCACATCCCCCGGCAGCGGGGCTTCAACTTGTACAAAGCCGCGTTGTTTAAAGCCCTCGACAAACGCGGTCTGGTTAGCCGGGTCTTGCCACCAGTTCCAGCACTTGCGTTCGCCGTCCTGAATATCTAGGTTGAATTCCTGCCGGTAATAATCCGCGACCAGATTCAAACAATCCAGCACGCCATAGACAAAAGGCCTGCCCTCATACGGTGCAGGCAATACCCCGCGCGGCATGTAGCTGTGCAGATCACCGCCCGGATAACTGATGATCACAAACGGTAGATTGCACCGCTCCGCGCTGGCAATATCTGCCGTGCTGGGTAATGGGCTGGCGTTTGGGTGGCTGTGATACACCGCCATGATGCGGCCTGATTGCTGCATGAAGGCCAGCGGATCAATAAGGAATGATTGTTGCGGATTGTGGTGAATGTTTTCCTGCGGTAACAGTTCGCCATCATGGGTGATAAAGCCGCAGGCCTCATTGGGGAAATGCACGGCAGCCTGATAGGTCAGTGCTTCAATTAATACATCGGTCATCATCCGTTTGCACACTCCAAATCAAACAGCGTTGTTTGTGCTGTAGCCAGCTCGAACCGTTTGCAGGCGGCATCGTAATAATCTTTATCCAATTCCGTGCCGACAAAATCGACGCCGAAATAATGCGCGGCAATGGCACTGCTACCGCTGCCTAGATGGGTATCCAGTATTTTTTGGCCGGGTTTGGCGTAGTTTTCGAGTAGCCATTGATAGAGTTTTATGGGTTTTTGGGTTGGGTGGATCCTGACTTCTTTGTTTTTCATGTCGCCTTGCAACATGCCATTCCATGTATAAAAAAACTTTCGCAATGCAACATCAAACGAACTAAAAGCCAATTCACAATCAGAAAATTTTGTCGTCCCATTATCTTTATCCCAAACAATCCAGCCCATTGACGGCGGTAGATAATGAGACATGTAATTAGCGCCCCACACAATTTGATTTTTTGAAATACGGATAAGCTCATCGAAATAGTTTTTATCGGGGATAGATTTATCCCACCCTTTTTTTTCAAAAGCTGATTTTAATGCCGCGCCTTTTCCGCTTTTGCGCAACTCACCACTAAACGCATTGCCAGCGTCAATCCCATAAGGCGGATCCACAATAGCCAAATCAAACGCCTTGTCCGGCAAACCGCGCATGTAATCCATGCAATCCATGTTCAGCAACTCAATCATCCGTTACGCCCCAACGACGGAAAACCGCCGAAATCCAATTCAGCATTGGCGCCAAATCTTAATTTGCAATCTGATAACCGCTTGCCGCATTGATCTTCGCCTGCCGTTAAAACCGCATTGCCTTGACGGTCAAACCATTTGGCCGGATTGGTTCCCGGCCAACTGCAGCCCGAGCCATTGGCAGTGGATTTATAGCGCCATGGGCAAGCATTGGCGACCGCGATGCGGCCCGGTAATCGCTTGTCGATAAAATCCAAGGCGCTGGACAGTTCAAACTCCACCACCAGCGAATTTTCGACGGTTTTCTGTTCGATAAAATAGATTTCTTCGGCGTATTCCGCCACGTTGGCAATCACATAACTTTGCAGCGTGCGGCGGCGTTTGAGCTGAGCGCCGATTAAATCGTCATAGAGTTGCAACTGTTGGGTGATTTCGCCGTTGATATTGCTGATTGACGCCTTTGGCCGGGACTCTGATCCCGTGCCACGCTTTTCAAAACCGCTCATACTGACAGGCCACGGCTGGTAGGTATTGCCCAGGTATTCAACCGGCGTGCTGTCGGCATCTGTGCCAGGGTAGAAATACAACACGCTGGCGACGTTGATCGAGTTGAGATCGAGAATGTACAGATCGACCAGCGCCGGCGTGGCTTGCTTTTGAATGTCGACGTTTAATGTCACGGCTCAAATACCTGCTGCAACGTGGCACTGATGGAATACAGCCCGCGCCCGTGGTGCATAACGCTGTAACCGTCTGGCGTAAGCACGTATTTTTTAACGGTGCTATCGCCGGGTGGCGTCCAGGTTAACGCCGTGGCCGCGCCTGCGGCATCTAGCGTGCTGATAACGGTTTGGTAGTCGGCTTCGTTGAGCGCCGGCCAGCTGATGGACCAGCTTTCCACGCGGCTATTAATGCCATCCGGCACGCGCTGACTGTAGCCATCGCCAAACTGCGCGATACGGGTGCGATGCTTGACAGTTTTTTGGCCGCTGACGTGGATGCGGGTTGAGAGTGGTAGCGCGGTCATGCCAACAATCCCCCAGGCCGTTTTTCGGTCGTAATCACTTCACGCACGCGGGCGTTGATCAGGTTGCCGAGCTTTTGCATGTTGTCGGTGTTGCTGCTGTTGCCTGACACGTTGACAGTGGTATTGACTTGCACGTCACCCATGCCACCACTGCCCATCGCAGCTACCTGTTTGCGACTCAACACCATTTCGCCGGTTTGCAAAATGGCCGGCACTTCATCGGGTTTTAAATAGCCGCCACTGTGTAAACGTGGCGCACCGGCAAACACGCCCATCGGCACTGAAACCGTGCTGCCACCGCTGCCTACCACGCCGCCGTCGTGAAAGTAGCTGGCAATGCCATCGAATGCAGCGCCCAGCCAGCCGCCGGAAAAATCCCGGTTTCCGCCGCTGCCGGCTTTTCCGAATAGGGTATCCATGATTTGTGCGGAGGCAGCCTCAGCAGCCATACGGCGGATAACATTCGTAAAAGATTCCAACATGCCATCTGCCCCCTGCTCGAACGGATCGAACAGGAAGTCAGCAAACGCGGTTTGCATGTTTCGCGCGGCTTGCACGGCAAACTCACTCATCTGGTCGGTTGACTCTTGCGCCTTTCCGGTGACGACATCAAAGCCCTGGCTGATGTTTTCCAATGACCTGGCCAGCTGCTGATCGTCGATGATGCCAAGTCCTTTGGCTTTAAAGGCATCGTCAAACTGGCTGTACATGCTTTGGTTTTCGCCGCTGAACATTTGCGTCAGGCGCTGATAATCGGCGGCCATGGCTTCGCGTTGCCGGCTGGCGAGTTCGTTGCCTTGCTCGATGATGTCGTCGTATTCTTTGTATGACTCGATCAGCGTGTTGACGTAATCCTTTTCAGCAGCCAGATTCAGCAGCTTGATTTTCTGCGCATCGTTCAACTGCTTATACGCGCCAAACTCCACTTCGAATTCCATCTCGGCTGCGGCACTGACTTCGCCGCGCAGGGCTATTTGTTTTTGCAGGCCGAGCTCAGTAGATTGATACAGTTGATTTAACTGCTCGGCTGCCGATTGCGCCTGTTTTGCGGATTGCTCGGATTGCGTGGCCAGCTCATCAATGCGGTCGCGGTTTTGTTTCCATAGCCGTTCTTGTGCGTCGGCCTGTCCCTTGTTGAGTAATGCCTGGGTATCGGCGAATTTTTGCCCTTGCCCGATGATGTCGTCATATTCATCGTAAATGGCCTGCATGCCGCCGCCGCGCATGGATAACCGCTGTTGTGCCTGCCATTTTCGATCCAAGGTATCTAGCTCTTTGCCAATGCCTTGCAACTCTTTTTTATACTCGCCGGCATCAACGCCGAAAAATTCCCGCCTTGAAATCAGACTTTTTAGCGTGTTTTGCCGCGCCTGCAGATCGGTATAGGGGTTGGTGGCCTCTGGCGTGACGGCATCGGCGACGGTTTTTAACAGCACCTCCAATTTGATAGCCTTGCCGCTGGCAGCCAGCAGCCGATCCCAGGCATTACCGATGCGGTTCAAGCTGCTGCTGATACCGTCCATTTTGGCGTTGTTGTAAGCTTTATCCAGCTCTGCGGCGAATTTCGGTAGCACTTCAATACCGACTTTGCCCTGTTCTAACAGCTTGGACAGTTCCGCCGTTGTTACATTCATGGATCTGGCCATGATGTTAAACGCACCCGGCAAGCGTTCGCCCAACTGGCCGCGCAATTCTTCGGCGCTGACCGTGCCCTTGCTCATCATCTGCCCGATGGCCAGCAACGCGCCCTCGGTATCCGCGGATGATTTGCCCAGGGCGGCCATGGCTTGCGACACCGCCGAAAACATATCGCGGGTGGCTTGGCCTTGTAACACCGTGCCCTGTGCCGATGCCTGCAGATCGGCAAAGGCTTTGGCGCTGCTGGTTAAATCCGTGCCCAACTTGTTAGACGTTTGGCTCAAAAAATCCATGTCAGCGGCCGCATTCTTGGCGCTGCCTGAGGTAATCGTCAATGATCGCTCGATGCTGTCCATCGCTTTGCTGACATCCGCGCTGGACTTTATAAACGCGGCCATGCCAGCAGCAGAAATCCCCACACCCAGCCCGCCCAGCACGTTATTGACGCGCATGGTGACGGTTTCGGTTTTGGCCTGGAATTTATCCAGCTGCGTAGCCATCTTGTCCATCTGGCCAGAGAATTTCGCCAGATTGGCGTTGAAATCGACGGTGATGCCTAGTGCCATGGCGTTACTCGTGTGGTGGGGTTATGCGGGTTTTTAGGGATGGCGGCGCTGGCAAGGCTGCCCAGGCTGTAATTTCTTTCGGCTGCGCGTATTCATTGACAAAACTGGTGTCGTCCCAGATGCCCATGAATAAATCAATATCCAGCCTGGCATAAACAAACTGGTTTTCCGGGCGATTCCAGGCAGCGACCACTGCCCACGGCCAGCCGACATCGGCCAGAAATGCCGAGCCGTCTTTGGGTGGCGGCCGGTCGGTGATCCAGTCCGTCATTTCAGGTTCAGCTCTTTAGCGATGCGGTTGGCTGCAATCTCTGATGCGTCGATGATGGTTTCCAATGCCGCTTGTTTGGTGGCGTTGAATGTGTCGCGCAGAAAGTGTTTGCCGGGTATGGCAACACCGCCACCGCGCTTGTGATAGCGCAGCTGTTTGGCTGTTTGAATTCGCCCGCCCGATTTGTTGTATTGCTTGCCAAGGTCTCTAAATACCTTAAATTTTGACCCACCTTCCTCAAGATATTTTTCACCGTTTCGCCACGTGCCCGTGTTGTAGCCATGCTCAATAAACTGGCCATACCAAGCGCCCTTCAAATCTTTGCGGCTTTTGCCGGGCGATATGGTCAAAAACAAGCCGACTTTGCCATTTTTATTGATGCGGTTGATCTTGCTGTTTTTGATCTTGATCGCCCTTTTCAAACGCCCGGTTTTCACAGGCGCGGCAGCGCGGACTTGCTTGAGCATGAGATTTGCGCCCTGGCGTAATGCAACGCGCGTGACACGCTCGCCCAGCTTGGCGTTATAGACATACAGCGCCCGCTTGACTTCGGCAATGCCTTTTATTTTTGCTTCAAATGCGGCCATGGTGCCCCCTGTTTTATTAACGCTGCGTCGCATCCAGCACGGGCACGACAGCAACACAGGCAAATTCGCCGCCACTTGCTACCACATCCGCCCTGACATAATACGTGACACCTGACACGCCGCCGTCCAGCCATTGCTGCACTCGCAGCGACGCCGGATCAATGACAGCACTACCCAACAGCAAATCAGATGCCGATTCATCAATGCCGGTTTTTATGCTGACACTGACCGCCGCACTGGTGATGCCATCCGCAATCATTGAAAAATCAAACGTCAACGGGATGATTTCAGCTTTTTGATTAATGAGTATTTTTTCGATCGCGTATTAAAACCAGCTGATAAATCAATCGCTCAATGTCTGCCACGCCCAGCAGCTCCGCCACGATTGGCAGGCCGGTGTAGTCGATCACGCCGCCGAGCAGGTTCCAGGCCTGGACGGCCAGGCCCAATTCTGTCGGCGGCGGATCGGCACGGATTAGGCCGCCGGATTGCTCGGCAATGGCTCGGCTGTTGAACCACTCGGCGGCTTTTTTTCGTCACTCTCCAATTGCTGCAGATGCGCAAGCCAGAGTGAGAAAATCTCGACGGCCAGGCGGTTGAGCGTGGACGGATGGTCGCGCAGGTATTCTTCAAACACGTCTAACGTGAATGCTGCCGGCTTGGCATCACCGCCGGAGTAAATGTCCAGCTCGGTTAAATCCCAGCCGTCTACAAAATGCAGCACGGCATACCAGGCGGCCTTACGCCAGGTGGCCGATTTGAGATTAAAGTGCTGCTCGAACCAGCGCTGTGTTTCGGCGGTGTTGACGTTGCCCAGCCATTCCATCGCATCCATAGGCGTGGGCCGGCGGATTGTGTAGGCGTGGCCGTCGATGTTGACCACGCTTTGCCGGGATTTTTTGATTTTTTCCAGCAACATATTACGCGCTGTAATAAGTTGGAGAACCAAAGGCGGTCACGGTGGCCGGGCTGGTGATTTTGTCTTGCGCGTTGCCGACCGGTGCACCGGTAAAGCCGACATAGCCGACGAATACCATGATCGTGCCGCCCGTGCCGAAGGTGAACTTGAACGCGCGCTGCGCCTGGGTATCTGATGCGGCTTTGAGGGCAATCTGGCCAGCGTCGGTGATGTCCCACAATTGATCCATGCTCATGCTGATCGGGTTGGCCGCGCCGGGGATTTGCGACTTTTGATTCGAGTGGATGGTGGTAGTGTCGATAAAATCGAAATCGCCACCGCTGATGCTGATCGATGCCGCAGTGGTGATCGATGTGCCAAAGGTGATTTTTTTGGCCGTGCCGCTGCTGAAGGTGTCGAAATCGGTGGTATTGATGCCCGTGCCGCCGGTCACGTCTTCCAGCTTGAACGAATCGGTGGCAACGCCAATAACGCGGAATACGCGGGCGTTGACTTGCGACATGCCCTGCACTTCTAAAAAGACATAGTCGCCGTTGCTGTAACCGTGTCCGGCGGCGGTGACGACGCCTTCTGCGGCCTTGGTGATACCGGTAATATTTTTGGCGGCGGCCAATGCGGACTGCATTGACACAGACACGTTTGACATTTTTCTGACTGTCATGGTGGTTTCCTGATGTGAGTGTTAAACGGGGTTTGATTCGGTGGTGGTGTAGCTGAGTTGGTACGTTAAAACGAGTTGATGGATCTCGGGTTCTTCTTCTCCCACGCGAAAATCGGTGGCGATGAGCTGGCAGGTATCCGCGCCGAAGTCACTGTTCATGGCCTGCTCGATCAGCACGGCGGCGGCGTCCATGTCTGACTCGACCTTTTCGTCGTCTGGTGTGCCGCGTATCCAGCAATTGATTGAAACGGTGATGATGCGGTCCTGCTGCCGGGGCTGCGCGTGTATGGTCAAGGTTTCGATGGCTTCGTTATCGGCGGCCAGTGTTAAACAGGGCCACATCGTCCGCGTGGGCGGCACGCGCTGAATCCACACGCCACCCATGCCTGGAATGGTTTTTAGCTGGGTGCGGATGGCTTGCAGAATGGCGCGGCGGGCGTGCATTACAGGCCACCGCGATAATCAATAAAGGGGGTTAGCAGCTCCTTGGCTGCGTTTGGGATCGTGAATGGCCGCACGACGCCTTCTATGCTGCTTTGAAACACTTCCCATTGCGAGACGATGAACATAATCGCCTCTTTGATGCCCTGCGGCACGGCGGCGGCATTGCCATAGCCGCAAACGTATTGAATCTGCACGGCGTCTAACTGGTTTCTGGCATCCGGCCAAGCTTTGCCGTATTCCGGCATGACAGCGGCGGTGTAGCTGCCGACCAGATACTCGGTTGACGGCAGCACGGTCAACACGCCGGCGGTGTTGATATAACGAATCTCGGTGACTGATTGCAGCGGCGACAACAGGTTAATCGGCTCACTCACCCAGCCCGCATCAAATGCCCCGCAGACGGCGGTCACGGTTTGCGTGATCAGGCGGCGATTGATGAAACTCTCGGCAAACTCCCGCGCGGCCACGATCCGGGCGGTGATGACTGAATCCCGCGCGGTGTCGTCAATCTGACCGATACCCAAATGCAGGCGCATGTCAGCCAGTGAAACCGGCTCTGTCGCGGGCGGCGTGGTGGTGATGTGTTTCATGGGCGAATTTTGGGCATTAAAAAACCCGCCGAAGCGGGTTTGGTGGGTGAGTGTGTTTAGCCTGGCTGCAGCTCAGCGCACTGTTTGGCGCGTTCCAGTTCCTGATCAGACAGCGGATAGACTACGTATCCCTGCTGCCACATTTGTTCGCACTGCTCACGTGTGGCGGCATGCTCCTCGTAGATGCCGAACAAAAATAGAATGGCCTGGATGATGGCTTCGATGACTTCCATCAACCCACCAGCCACAAAAGCAGCGTAAACAGGCACGCGACGAGAAAGTATTTCCAGATGTGGGCGGTCATCATCCTATTTTCTCAAATGAAATACGGCCAAATTCAAAAGTACCTGCGCCCGACGCTTTAAATACAACCCAGATATTGAGAGCGTTCATCAGCGTTTGCCAGTCGCCCCACAATATCGGCTTACTGCCTATGGTTAATTCAACATCATCTGTAATCGCATCAAATCCAGAGCCAGGATCAGCGCCTTGATTGTTTGCATTCCAATATGTCGATGAATTAAATAACCCTATTTGCACAGCTCTTAAATTTGCCGCACCTGTGCGTTTGCATGACATGCTAAACCGTACAATGTCACCATTCACAAACGCCGCTTTATCAATGGTCGGACGGATAAATATGCGGTCGTTATCATTAGTAGTGCCGCCAATTAATGCGACAATATTTTGACCATAACCGTCTGAACGATTAGCAACAGAAAACGTCACTGTTCCAGTCCCTGCTCTTGTATCCCATCCAGCCGCGCAGTTTGTAGGGATGTTGCCAGAAACGCCTGTGCCTGATGCCACTTGAGTGCCAAGCATTAACGGGTTTCTGACGGCCTGCTTGCTGGCGTTATCGTAGTTATAAGACAAGTTGCCATCAGTAATCAGTGGAGATGCAACAGGATACTGGCTTGCAAAGGCGGCAAGCAGCAATTTGTAAATCTGGTGCATACCGTTGGCATTTGGATGAATACCTGTGGCATCACTCCAATAGCTTGTCACGCCAACACCAGTGCTTTTGTTTGTTAATGCCGCATTTGCCGGGATTAAAACAAAATTTGGATAAATATCAGCCAACCTGCGAATGGCTTGATTGATTCTAAGAATTTGTTTTTTCTTAGCCAAACTGTAGCTTGAGCCGGTTTCTAAAATTGGCGTTATTTCAGCCCGCCAGTACTTAATGCCGTTGCTAGCAGCAAGGGCGGCCATCGCAGTTATGTTTGCAATTGTATCGGCTTCGGTTACAGTGCCAGAGTTAACGTCATTGATTCCGCAGTTGTCATAAATAACAGCCGGATTCAATGACAAAACATGAGTTGTAAAATTAGCTAACGTTTCTGCGCTGGTAGTGCCTGACACTGAGCGATTTCTAATGTCGTAGAAATTACCGATGGCTGCATTAAAATTGTGTAAAAAAGCCCGTTGATTTGTGAAGTTATCAACTAGCACATTGATAGTCATGCCAGCTTTTGCGGTTGGGCTTGCAGTCAATGTCGTGCTGTTTATAAATGTTATCGTGCTGGTTGCTGAGTCATACGTCGAAACTATTTTTTCACCGTTCCACTCCTCTTGCGCGACACCCGATATAAAAATCGTTTGTCCTGGAACGGTGTTCCCGCCAAACGTGCCAATTGTGCCGATATTGCCGGAGCCCGATAGCGTGACTGCTGAATCAATATAATTTTGACCGGCGTTAATGCTGTCGCCGATTACGACTAAAACAGGTTTATTTAAAAAACTACCGACCCGCACACCTGCTGAAATTTCGTCTATAGTAAATCCTGATTTGATAGGTTTTATTTGATAAGTTGCAATCCCTAAATTTACCAATCGATATTCCTCGTTAGCCGACAACGACGCAATGTCCTGATCACAATACCCATTCCACTGCCGTAAAAATCGAATCGTCATACTGCTGTCTCCGTGTCAATCGCATCATCGACCGGCGCTTGCTGTGCTGCGGTTTGCTCCGCGTCGTCAAACGCTTGTTTCTGCGTTTTGCGGGTGGTTTTTTTTGCTTCCGGTGTTTCTGGTGCGTCCGGTTGCGGGGTGTCTGTTGGCTCGATCACATCCAGGTATTCTGCAACGCGGCAGTCGTTGACTAAATGCGCGGCGAAATCGTCTGACACGTTGATGATGTCGCCGGTTTCTAGCGCTCCGTGGGTGGTTTTTTTTGCTTCCGGTGTTTCTGGTGCGTCCGGTTGCGGGGTGTCTGTTGGCTCGATCACATCCAGGTATTCTGCAACGCGGCAGTCGTTGACTAAATGCGCG